GCATCACGGATAGCTCTGGTTCCATATCGTTCGACAACGAGAACCTGAGCACCACTGGGAACCTTCAGGCGGGGGTCATCACCGGTACCCAGCTTAACCTCGACAACCTTCGGGTGGATGGCAACACGTTGTCGTCGACTTCGGGGGCCTTGAATCTGTTGGCGACGACAGTCGTCGATGTCCAGTCAGCCATGACGACGCTGGCGCAGACGGTCACCGGGGTCTTTGGCGTAACGGGGCAGGTCGACGTTGATAACTTGCGTCTGGATGGCAACACTCTTTTTTCTACGAATGCGGACGGGAATATCATCGTGGACCCGGCTGGTACCGGTCTCGTTGAGTTTGGGTCTGGGGTCTTTCCGACCACCAACCTGTCCTGGGATAACGGCAAGACCGGGAACGTCTGGAACAAGTTGTGGCTCGGTGGAGCGATAGCTGACGGGACGACGGAGATAGCATCGTCGGTTCTTCAGTCGCTAAGGGACATCAACGCTGGTGTAGCGACGGGACATTCCATTTTCTGGAACGGGACGAAATGGGTCGCCTCGGTTCCAGACAGCGAGGTCGATCACGGTACGATCAGTGGTCTCGGTGATGACGATCATAGTCAGTACGCTTTGTTGCTCGGACGTAGCGGTGGGCAGACGCTTCGTGGAGGCACCGCCAGTGGTAACAACCTCACGCTGAATTCGACGTCGCATGCCACTAAGGGCGACATCATTTGCGCGAGTGACGTGATTGCGGGAACGGACAACACGTTCGATCTCGGAGAGTCAGGGTTTCGGTTCAAGGATTTGTATCTCGGTGGTCAAGCGATTGGGCTGCGGGCGCATAACGCGACTACGGCGGGTGCTCCATCAGCATCAGCGGGTACCAAAGGGCGTCTGTACTTCAACACCGATGAAAACGATCTCTTCGTAGATCTCGGTGGGACGTGGAAGAAGATTTCGATCGAGAAGTACGTCAATCAGGACGCTGTGACGTGGAATGGTTCGACTGCGACGGCGACGTATACGGTCAGTAGCGATGTGTCGGATGCGCGTCTGTGCGTCTGGTCATTCAGTAGTAACTCGCTGACGTTCGAGCAGCTAACAGGCATCAAGATCACGAAGACTCAGACGGAGGTGACTGTGACGTCGCCCGTCAATCTCCCGGTCGGGACGTACACCCTCATTGGCATCGGATAAGGAGACGCCATGTTAGTTTATTCGGATCTCGTCGTTGCGTACTTTGAGGCGTTGGCGTCTGACCCAGCAAGTGGAGCGACGACTGGTCGGTTCTATTTGAACACGACGGCACATGTGATGAAGTTCTACGCGAACGGAGCGTGGAAGACGGGGATGGATCTGGAGACGGCACAGTCTGTCACTGGTGTGAAGACGTTCACGTCGCCGATTATCAATTCCGGCGAGCTCGATAATTCGTTCGTCGATGGGTACCTTGACTTCAACGAAGAGTCGGCTCCAGCGACACCGAGTTCCGGTAGGAGTCGGTTGTATGTCGGTACCGATGGGATCATGCGGCTGATTGATGATGGGGCCGCGGTTACGGTGTTCGGCGCTGCTGGTGGTAATGGCGAGAAGAATTACATTTCGAATGCCAGTGCTGCTACGGCAATCACTGGCTGGGTGGCCGTAGGAGATTTCGATCTTAGTAGGACGACGACGCTGGCAGAGCTTCCGCGAGAGTTCACGACGGCGACGGGTATCAAGATCGTAGCGAATGCTGGTGTGCAGTCGGTAGCCGATTACGTGTATTTCGACTTTACGCTTGATGATGTCGATCTCAATAAGAAGCTTAAGATCCAGTGGGCGCAGAAAGTCATAGGAACGTATACGGCGGGTCAGCTTGAGGTCGTGATAACGAGTCAGGCGGATCGCACGACGGTTCTTCACGCAGCACTCGTCCCGGCGATTCCATCGGCTGACTTTGTACTCCAGACGAGTTTCGATTCAGGTTCGACGGCTACGTTGTCGCTGGGCATTCGTGCGACTGCGGACATGACGACAAGTGGCGGTGTAGTCATTTCGGATGTCATCGTAGGGCCGGGGATACAGCCGCAGGGGGCGGTGGTTGAAAGCTGGACTTCGTTTACAGCAGAACTGACTGCATCAGGCGGCGGCGCAGTCAGTGTCGGCACGGGCGGAAACGCTACGGCGGCATCGAGGTATCGCCGTGTCGGCAACTCGATGGAGATTATCCTACAATTCGCATGGGGCACTTCGGGTGAATCGTTCGGATCGTCCGGCAATTATCGTCTGACGGTTCCCGGAGGCTTCACAGTCGATGCTACGCAGCTACCTACTGTAGGCGGCGCCGACGACCTTCAAATCGGGAGTGGCCTTTTCTGGGATGCTAGTGCATCCGACCGTTTCGGTCTTAGCGTGACCTGGAACGGGAGTCTTATTCGCTTCGGTGTTGAGGAGAGCCTTACAGGGGCGAACTTGGGTGTGCTAGCGCCGGTCACGATTGCGAATGGTGACGCAGTTTATGCAAACCTCACGGTTCCAATCGCCGAGTGGGCTGGTGGGACAAGCAATCTCGCAGCTAACGATGTGGAGTACGCCTATAACTCCTCGTCGAGTACGAGCGCTGAAACTACTCTTTTCGCCTATGGACCCGCCGGAGTCCCGGTCGTTGCTTATGCTCCAACGGGGACATCGTCGATCGAAAAGCGCGTAAGGTTTGCAACGCCGATCAGCAACACTGACCGTGTCGTATTGGAATTCAATCGTAACGGTTCCGATATGTGGGTCGCGGCTTCTGATATGGGGTTCCAGCTTTCAGCTAACGACGCCGGGACGACTCTGTTCGGGGTCGAAATACACAGAATCTCTGGCTCGACAACAGACGTTGGTGTGTACTTTTATTCGCAAGCGATGCCGGGTTCGGCATGGTCGGCGCTGACCACTAGGAACTGGCGGGTTCGCAAGGAACGAGCAGGCGTTGCCGTTGGTTGGGGAGCAGCTACGCAAAATTCTCTCGGACTCGTCAAAGCCGGCCAGGTGCCGGGGACGAACACGAATGACAACGCGATTGCGGGGAACGTTGGGGAAGAGCAGAACATCACGCTTGCCTTCGCGTCAGCCAACGGCCTCGCGACAACTGTCATCGAAAATCTAAATGGACAGACGTTTGTACTGACTCCCGGTGAATGGGAGATCAGCGGGTCCCTCGGCTTCAACGCGAGCGGCTCCACGACTCAAATAGTTGGCGGTCTTTGCAATACCAGTGCGGCACTTCCGCCAACAACGGCACTCAATACGCCTAGCGCCACCACAGGCGAGTTTAGACTTGAGACGTCGCAGGCGGCATCTGTTCCGGGCGGCCTCTTGAATCTATTATTCCCCGCCTACACGGTGCGTGTAGCAACGGCCGCGACTGTCACGCTCTTTCCCGTCGTTCGCGCGACGTTCTCGACATCGACCATGACGGCACACGGTCAATTTCGAGCAAGGCGCGTTCGCTAATGACCAACGGCCACGCAATAATCAAAAAAGGAGAAGGGCACATGCGTCTCACATGGATTTGGGTTGTGATCGCGACATGGCTTATAGGTGGCTGTGGATACTTCAAGCAAGTCGAGGAGACGTCCGTCGCCGATGATGAGCAGATGACGGCGCTTCGTGCAGCGGTACCAGGGAAGCTCGCTGAGTATCTGGCTGTAGCAGACCGGGTGACTGGTTGGCCTGACCCCAACGATTGTGACGGGGTTCTCCATGCGGGTGTCGCCAGGGCGGCGGGCGTTAAGGAGGTCAAAATATCGTTGGCTGAGAGTGAGCCGGGGAAGATTGGTAGGCGGGCGGCGCCTAGTCCTTGTTGGACCGTCGCTGATGGTGATGTCGGGTCGAAGTCGGAGACGAGTGGGGATATGGCTGTGGGGTACCTGTTAGCTCTCTGGCGCGACGGGGACTTGGCTGGGGTGCAGAGGTTCGCTAACTACGGTCAAGCGAACGAGGTGAGGATTCTGGGGCTCCCAGCGTGGGTTCTTGGGCAGCCATATCCTGAGCAAGACCAAAGGGTGGTACTGAGGCCGGGTATGGTGGGTATTGTGGGTCGGATGATCTACCGGCTGTCAGGTCAATCTGATGACCGCAGCTACCGCGACATCCCGAATTTGTACTCGTCGGGTGGTCAGGATTATCAACGTCGGCTAACCGCGCTTGGCATCGTTCTCGGTGGTGAGGTGGATCGGGGGGTGTCTGAGGTCGACGTCGAGGTTCTTTGGAAGCTTGTGGAGATTGATCCCAAGGATCCGTTGTTCCAGGCGGCCTACGCTCGTTACTCGGGTGAGTACGCACCTGCTTATGGGGTGCTTCTTGGAGAGGTCTTGGTCTGCCCAACGTATGGACGTGGCAGTCTGGGCAACTGTCTGGCCAATTGGTTGTTCGCCGCGAGTTTGATCGTCGGAGACGTATCGGGAGTGAAGCCATGAACAATCTGACGTATGGCAGAAAAGAACCTGAGGATGGCGACAAGGGGGCGCAGTTCTGGGATGCGCTGAGTGCCAATACGGTTCTCGATGATGCCCATACACATGATGGAGTGAATTCCTCTGTCCTATCGTCGAAGCACATGACCAGGGGTGCAGTCGCTGTGACAGGTTCTGGGTGGTCGGCGAGTGGGACTAGGATTCGTAAGACGGTGACAGTTCCAACTGGGTGGTCATTGTCGAGCTCGGGGCCAGTGTTTTTGTTGAACGCCAGTGGTGACCGGATTTATCCGCATTACGAAAGAATCACGGCGACGAGTTTTTATCTGTACATGCCCGTAGACAACCTGGCGGTGGACTGCCTGTTCACATGAGGCAACGGTGGATATCCAAGCGTTAAAGATAGACGACTGGTCTGGTGGGATTACCGATCACTACGTCAATGGGCCGCTGAATCGTTCTCAGCGGCTCAATAATTTTTTGATCAGTCGCAATAGGAAGCCTGTCGAGCGACCAGGGTCAGAGATTTACGACGTCGATTACTATCAGATCCCAGCGGGTGTGAGTCGGATTGGTAAGATCGTCTACTTTGAGTCGGTGTTGTTTCAGCAGTCAGCAAGAGCGTTGTACTTCGTTTCGTCGGGATGGAACACGTTGGTGGGGCCGGTGTCGTCAAATCCAGCGTTTGGGGCTGGGACTACGGCGTCACAGATTTCAGTGGCTGAGTGGAATAAGCACCTGCTCGTCACGACGGACACGTACTCGAGTCCGCGGAAGGTCTTCAAGGATTCTGGCGGTGTGTGGCGGATTAGGAATCTAGGTCTGCCAGCGTTGGCGTCTGCACCCGTGTGTACGTTGGATTCAGTCGGGGCGGTGAGTCTCTCGTACCTGTACGCTTTCTGTCACAAGTTTACGTACACGGTCGGCACGGTGACGCACGTTGATCGTGGGCCATTGACGTTTGTCCAGGCAGTGGATGCGTTGGGGTCAGCGATTGGCATTGGAACGCCTTGCGCAGTGTCCGTGATACCCGTGCTGAGTAACGGTGCGACTGAGTGTTACGACACGGCGACAATCAAGGTCGAGGTGTATCGGAGTGTCAACGGCGGTGTCGACCTCAAGTATTCCGGCGAGGTCACGAATGGGACGACGACGTATAGCGACACGATAACGGATGCTCTGTTGACGACGTCCATTTACACCGAGGGCGATAGAGTCGAGAACGATCCGCCTCCGCAGGCGAAGTTTGTGATCGTCGCGGATGGTGTCGCTTGGTACCTGAACGTCAAGGAAGGGTCGGAGGAAAAGGGGTACCGAGCTCGTCAGGCGCTTAAGGATGACCCAGATGCTTGTCCAGGCGCTCACTTTATGGACGTCGATGGGGACATCGTTGGTGCCGGAGTTATTGATGTTTATCCGGTGGTCTTCACTAAGACGAAGGCATATCGCTTTGAGGGGTTCGTCGACAACCAGGGGCGCGGGTTTACGCGAAAGCGGATCATCAGTAGCACCGTGGGCTGTGTCAGTCACAATTCGATTGTGCAAGTTCTGGGGGGCATGTACTTCGCCGGGGTCGACGGGTTCTATTTCACTGATGGCTTTCGGATGGTCAAGGTCACGAACCATTTGAACGCGAGTTACAAGGCTGCGACGGCTACTGGGGGGATGCGTAGTCGTATTCACGGGGCGCTTGATCCAGTCGACGGTCGGATTTATTGGACGATGACGACGGATGCGACGAAGACCGATTGCGATCATGTCTGGGTAATTGATCCGTATCAGGGTGGTATCGGTCCTGAGATGGCTGTGACGACGTGGTCGAGTGATGTGGATATGGCTCCCACGTCACTGGCGTTCATCGAATCGGAATTGGTTCGCGCAGACAATCGTGGGTACTGTTTTCGTCACGAGGCGGGGCTGTTCACAGATCCAGTAGTCGATACCGCAGCGCTGCCAAGTGCGTGGGCATCGAAGTCAGTCATTTATGAGTACGTGTCAGTGGCGTTTTCGTTCGGTACGGAGATTCAGAAGAAGTTTACGCCTAAGATTACGGTCGTCGCTAGGAATGAGACGAATTTGTCGTTGTTGATTCAGTCGATTAACGATGACTCTGGCGTTACGAAGGATTTGAAAGAGGTTCGGTTTCGTAACAACGTGGTGTGGGGTGATGTCGATACGGTGTGGGGTGATTCCTCGATCATTTGGAATTACGGTGGGACGATACTAGCCGAGCGTATGTTTCCCAAGGGAAGCCTACGGTGCATCTACAAGCAAGTTCGCATGACCAATTCCAATACGATCATTTTGAATTCAGATAGCTATGGGAACGTGACCACGGATGCGTCTGGCAACACTGCGATCTTCGATGATTTGGCAGAGGAGTGGCCTGCTGGTGTCGTCGGCTACAAGTTGCATCTCGATATCGATGGGTATGTCTTTGGTTACAAGATCCTGTCGGTGTCTGGCGATACGCTGACGCTTGAGGAATCCTTTGGATTGTTGCCAGCAGACGGTAGCTATGCGTGGATCATCAAAGGGTTTCGTAAGGGAGAGCGTTTGAGTCTGGAGAGCTACGCGATTAATTGGGAAATGTTCGGCGAAGCTACTAAGGGCTTTGACGGCGCGGAGACTGGCAGCAATGCGTGACCTAGAGCTGGTGATCGCCGAAGTCCAGGATCCTGTCGTGCGCGAGAACTTCGATCGGTTGCAGAAGCTTTCTGACGAGGATCTGTTTTCAAAGTTCATAGGGAAGCACGTCGAGATTTCGCGGGTAGCGAATGGGACGTATCTGTACCTGCACAACTTCGGGTTTCGTCCGCGTGATGTGATGCAGACGAGCGTCATGACCGAAGGTGCGGGTACGTTCAAATGGAACTATGGGTTGTTCGATCGCACGAACGTGAGTTTCACGGTGGCTGGGTTGGTCGCTGGTGAAACGGTTACTGTCAGGGCCTTCATCGGCTCATACGCGGAGGACTAACGATGCAGTTGTGGACATACGGTAACGCGAAGCGTGCTGTCGAAGATGAGCTGGATATTCAGGGGGAGAGTTTCCTTGACGATCCGGAGATGATTAGGTTGTTCAACAGTGCGATCGACGAAGCTGAAGCGATCATTCATCAGCTCCATGAAGACTACTTTCTGACGAGCGATTTCGTCGCTCTCGTCAATGGCACGTCAGAGTTTCCGATGCCAAGCAACATCTACGCAAACAAGATCCGCCTTTGCTACTACAAGAGCGGTCAGGAAGCGTATGAGGTTGGACGTATCAAACTGAGGGAGATCCCCTATGTCGATGGCGATGAGGACTATCGCTACAACATCGAAAATAACACTGGGTCGGCGGGTACGAAGTTCGTCGTGTATCCAGCGGCTACGGAAACGAGTTCAACGGTGTTGCGTCGTTGGTTCGTGCGTAACGCAACGGCTGTCGTCGACGACGCTTCGGTGATCGATATCCCTGAGTTCATCGACTTTATATTGCGTCACGTCAAGGTGCAGGTGGCCAGCAAGATGGGTCATCCGAGACTAGTCTTCTTTAAGGCCGAGCTCGACGAGAAGCGTGATCTGATGCGTGACACGTTGAAGACGATGATCGTCGATGGGAACACTGACATTGAGGGCGATAGCAGCCATTACGAGGATAGTGAGGCATGAGTCTTTACGGCGAGTACATCTTTGAGCGACTTGGCAAATCGATCTGTGAGTCCGATTACGGGTTCGCAATCCATTTTGATGTCGAGCATCCCGTGTTAGGGACGGTCGTCTACATCGAGGACATCTACGTTGTAGAGAGGCACCGTCGCTCGCACGCGGCTGCTGGGATGGCAGACAGGATCGCTGCGGATGCTGTGGCCCGTGGGATCAAGGTTATGCTTGGGTCTGTTAGCGCACGCGCTAAGGGGTCTACTGACAGTCTCAGGGTGCTTCTTGGGTATGGCATGGTTCTGGATCATGTCGGTCAAGATGGTCTGATTTACTTCACGAAGAGACTGGAGGCCTAGGCAATGGGTAATGCAGTAAAGACCGTGGGTGGTGCGGTCAGTGATTTCGCCAAGTCGTCAGGCATCAGCGGGGGGGCTGCTCAGATAGCTTCGTATGCTGACCCGTTGGACATTTTTGGTCAAAAGCAGAAGGGTCGTGACGCTGAGACCGAGAAGATGATTGCTGCTCAGACTCAGCAGATGGATCAGTTTATGGCTAAGCAGCCCAAGTATGCGTCGCTTCAGAAGCGTGACGGTACTCTCGACAACAAGTACAGGTTGCAAGGTCCTGAGGATGCCAAATCGTTTTCGACGAGTACGGTCGATTTAGATAAGCGGATGGGTCTTTCGAAGGAAGTCGGTGTCGACGATGTCGGTTACACGGGTGACGTAAACGCCGGTCAGAACTTTGGAGCGGCTCAAGGCAACATCGACGCGCTTCAGAAGAGAGCGTTCGGTACTGATACGTCGCCGTGGGCTAAGAAGCTTTACGATCAGCAGGCGATGCAACAGCAAGATCAAATGGGCCAGGTCGGCTTTGAGCAACGCAATGCTTTCAACCAGGCCACGAATGACATGGCGATGCAAGGTGGTCTCGAAGGTGGGTCACGGGAGCGTTTGGCGCGTGGATCGTCACGGGATTCCATGATGGCTCGTCAAGGCGTGGCTCGGCAGGGTCAGCGGGATAAGCTCGGGATCGGTATTAATGACGAAGCACAACGGATGCAGCTTCAGACTCAGATGCCTGGAATGAACTTGCAGATGGATCAGTACAACACTGGTCTTCAGCAGCAGAATAGAGACGTGAAGAATCAGGTAGCGTTCCAGAACCAGGGTGTGAATCTGAACGAGCAGCAGTTCAATGCTGGTCTCAATATGCAGAAGGCTAATCAGTGGGCGAGTGTCGATCAGAACAACAATGCTGGGCTGGCGGCGGCGTCGCAGTTTAACGCCGGGCAACAGAATCAAGTCAACGCTATCAATCAGGCGACGTTGGTCGGTGATGTCAGGGGTAAGAACGCATACGCGCTCGATAGTTGGAATACGCAGGGATCTGTCATTGGCAATCAGCACGCAGCAAATGCTCAGGCGCGGCAAGGTAGTGGGTCCGGTGGGTTCTTCAATAAGGTACTCGGCGTATAAGGGAGTCTGACGATGAATCCATGGGCAATTGCAATTGGTGCAGCGCTGGGTGCTGTGAAAGCACAGGGCGAGGAAAAGAAAGCTCACGAGGCGAGGAAGGTGGAATCAACGAAGTCTCGTTGGTCGACGTTCACTGGCAAGACTGGTGAGAACGTCGCGTCTCCCGACCACATGGGACGTGTCATGCAGGGTGGCATGACGGGTGCGATGATGGGTCAGTCTATGGGCGGCGGTGAGGCGGCTGGTGGGAATGCATACGGTATGACAGGTAACGTCGCTCAGGGCGCTGGCGCTGGTGCGGCTGGTCAGATGCCTGGTGCTGGTATGCAGGACATGATGATGAAACAGCGGAACATGTACGCCTAAGGGGGTTCGTTATGGGCCAGCGCATTCCAAATGCCTACAAGCATCAATTCGATCCTGGGTTGTCTGATCAGGATATGTCGATGGCTCGTCGGCAGTTGGGCATCAAGGAGATGGTCGGTCCTCCTGAACCAACGGCTGACCAGATGTTCGGTGGTGATAGTTATTCTGATGGGAAGCTAAAGGATCCGATGGTCCGCGACCAGCATGGTGCGTCTCAGGGTCACGCTGCTGGTGGGGGGATGCGTCCTGAGCCCACTGGTGTGATGGACGACAAGTGGGAACAGTTCAAGCGCCAGGTGGGTGCCAATAAAGCTGTCGCTGGGCGTCCGTTGCCAAAGGCTAAGATTCCTCAAGGGGCACCTCCTGAGGATCATCAGAAAGTATTGGAGGCCGCCGCAGAGGCGCATGCTCCCGATGACGACGGTGGACTGAAAGAGTTGAAGGGGCTGATTGATCGGTACGAGGGTAAGAAGGGCAGCAAGTTGGATCTGTCGCCGATGATCGCGCTGACGGATTCATGGACGGGTAGCAAGCTACTTGGTTCGTATGATGCGCCTATGGGTGACGATGAGCGTGAGAAGGTCGTACTTGGTCTCAAGTCGAAGTTGTTCCAACAGGAAGCCGACATCAAATACAAGAGGGAGTACGCCTCGTCTCAGGTTAAAGCCGAGGAGCTTCGTCAGAAGTTTCGCGAGGAAGAGGGTGCTAAAAATCGTGACATCAAGGTCGAGCTCGCCAAGATCCGTGGCAACCAGGCGTCGGCTGCTCGCAGTGGTGGGTCTGATAGACGAGAGTCCTCTGAGAAGAGGAGCTACTTCACTCAAAGTAAAAAGGCTTTGAGTGCTATCGCGAAGAAGAGGTATCCGGGGGCTGGTCCTGAGGATCGTAGTCATGAGCTTCGTATGGGACCGATCAATGACGAGGTGTTTGACTTCGGTAAGCATCTCGAAGCCGAGGGTCAGGCTAAGCCTGGTATGGGCTACAACACGGCGTTGGAGTTCTACCTTCAGAATGCGTCGGGGCCGGATGGGTCGCAGTAATGATGACTCTTGAGGAACGTCATGCGGCGTGGAAAGCGCAGCAACAGACGACTGTAAAACCCACTGAGACACACGCCGGCCAAGTAGCCGGCGATGTGGCGTCTGCCTTTCAGCGTTTCCAGGCGTCGAAGTCTACGGGTGACTTGGCTGGGGAGTGGCGCACGTCTAAGGGTGGGGAGTTTCAGCGGTCGCTAGATGGCGACACGATGGAGATCAGTCGTGGGAAGATGAGGACGTCGACGCGATTTGCTGGGATTGACGCTCCAGAGAGTAGTCAGGGTCTTGGGCCAGCGGCTCACGCTTACCTGGACGGGATGGTGGGCGACCACGGTGAGATAAAGGTCGGTAGTCGTCACAGGGACTTCTATGGTCGGGACGTGTCTATTCTTTACGCAGGTGACAAGAACCTGAACGTGGAGCTTGTCAGGGCTGGGTTCGCTAAGGTGTACGACAACCCGAAATACATTGGTCAGTTGTCGAAGGGGATGCAGAAGGAGCTGACTGACGCGCAGGATGTCGCTAAGAAGGCCGGAAAGGGGGTCTGGAGCCCCGAGTACGCTGACGATGACCCTGAGGCATACCGTAGGGCTTTAGGGCGTGGGAATCAGGCTAAGGGGCACGACGATAGGGCTCCCCTGGATCCGTCGACGATGACCATCAAGGAGTCGTTCGCGAAGTTCAAGGGTCTGGACCCCGCTTTGGCTGAGAAGTCTAAGAAGGTGCAGCCCTACTTCGACAAGTTCCGTGAGGATCACGAGGAGCAGGCACTCACCAAGCGTGGGATATCGCGCAAGGATCAGTACGTCAAAGAGGAGGGTTGGCTGGATCACGTCTTTGGGGCCTTGGACTATGCCGGCAACGTGGCGCGGTCAGGGATCAAGGGTGCCATTGAGGGGGAGGGCCTGGGTCGTATCGACAAGGCGACTCAGTTTATGGCCGATGCCGCTGACAAGAAGCGCTACACGAGTTCTACGAATCTCAGGGACACGGCAACAGAGGCCGCTGGGGTCGGTAAGGTGAGGATCGGGGTCGACGATGGCAACTTTACGATTGGTGACGTCGGTGACTTCGGGTTGGATTTGGCGACTGATATCTTTACGGATCCTTTGACGCTTGTGAGCGCGGGGTGGGGTTCGGTGGTGAAGGGTGGCGGGCGACTCGCTAAGGCGCTTCCTGGGATCCATCGTGGTGCCATTGACGCCAAGCTGGGGTTGAAGACAGCCGATGCGATTAGGTTCGCTCGTGGTCAGGTGGCAACCAGGGCGGCTATCGGTGCCGTGTATGGTGTTGGGTCCGTGGACGGTGACGAAGATCTCGGAACCAAATTACTCGGTGCGGCAGTCGGGGCAGGTATTGGAGTGGGGTCTGGAAGAGGTCTTGACAAAGCGTCGGCGTTCTTCAAGACGGGATTCAATCAAGTTTCTGACATGTATGCCGAGGGGACACGGGGCAGTAAGTTCAGAGACTTCTCTACGTCGAGAGATATCTTTGGGAAAGGCATGCAGAGAGTTACGAATATCGCGTCGTGGATACAGCAAGGAAGATTCCAAGCATTGAAAGAGCTGACGGATCCTGTCGATAAGATCAGGGCCGCTGAGATGATGCAGACGTTGAAGACTGAGTTTCTTCGTCGTCGGGGTGTGTTGGAATCTAAGGTGTTGATGATTGACAGTAAGCACCCAGCGTACAAGCGGGTGATGAACAATTTCAATCGTCGTGTCGAGCAGAGTATTGAGCGGGACTTTCTACCAGTTTTGCTTCAAAAGGAAAAGAAAGAGGTCGCTGATGCGGTCGTCGCGTGGGGGCGTCACAACGATACCGTCATCAATAAGTTGAATACGGATGTGTTCGGGTTGAGTCATGGGAAGCCAGACTTGAAGACTGGGCGCGGCATCGTCGGTATCAAGTGGCACATTGACGACGTGTACGAGAAGTCAAACTTCTCGAAGGTCCAAGGTGCGATGCAGAACTTAGGCATCGCTAAAGCGGAGAGTCTGGATAGGTCGGGCGCTCCTATTCAGATGGCTTTGAAAGAGTATTCGAAGCAGACGGGTCGTCAGCTCGCGCCGGATCAGCTTGAGGCAGCAGCTAAGGCTGGCGATAAGGTCGCGGCGGATGTGTTCGCGAGAGCACGCGATAAGTCATATGCGTTATACGCCGAGAAGTTCTCGAAATCGTTTCTCGATGATGCCGAGCAGACGGCGATGAAGTTTATGATGGACTACAACGCTACGGCAGCGAAGCAGACGGGTTGGCGTGCGTTAGAGACTGTGCTGGGTGGGTTCGATAAGGTCACGAACTTCGCGAAAGCCAACATGTTGTATTTCAGCCTGAGCTGGTTGAAGAATAATATGGCTGACAATATGGCCAAAAGTTTCATCGAGAGTGGGACGCAGGGGCTTCTCGATGCGGCGTCGTTCGGTGCGTTGCGTAAGGGTGTTAGTCACGACGTTTACTCTCTTGTGAAGAATGACGTCAGAGGCGCACACAAGAGCGCTGACTTGGCCGAGGCGTTGGAGCGTGGCGTACTCGATGGCGGGATGCTTAAGACGTTAGCGGATGATGGGACGAAGTCGTTTCTACAAACACCCGATCAGTTGAAGGCGGCTAGGGCGAATGATCCTATGTCGCTACTGAAACGCGGTGCAGAGGCGTGGTTGTCGAATCCGTGGATGAAGGCGGTTGGTCGGATCGGTGGGCATATGGAAGGTACCGCTCGCATGATGACCTATCTCAGGGTCAAGGAAGCGTTGGAGCGGTCGCCGATGTTCAAGAACGCGGGGCCAAAGGAGTTGGGTAAGATCAAAGATATGGCCGCTGATGTCGTGAAGAGAACGTTCTTTGACTATAGCGATGTGACGCATTTCGAGGCCGCAGTATTTAAGCGGATCGTGCCGTTCTACAGTTTCTACTCGAAGAACCTTTCGTACTGGCTGCGGGCTGCATATAGCCCCGAGCAAGTAGGTCGCTTCGTCGCGCTGGAGAAGGTGCGTCGTAACGTCGGTGAGGATCCATCGGCGCACGATAAGCAGGGGTTGTCGCCGTACATACAAGATAGTGGTGCGCGAAAGTTGGGGCGAGATGAACAGGGGCGAATGAAGTACGGGATATATCCATCGGGGTCGATGTACGACGCCGCGAAGATGCTTGACGTCAAGGGGGGAGTGGAACGGGTGCTTCAGGGTAAGGTCCCAAAGCAGTTACTAGACAAGGGTCATACGTTTCCGAAGGCGGCATATGAGCTGGCTACAGGCAATGATCTTTTCGACGACCAGGAGCTCTATCCATCCCGTTCTAAAGATGGGAAGAAATTCCTCTTCAGTAGAGGCCATAAATATTCTGCTATTGGATTGGCGGAGGTCGATGAAAGCGGAAACCCGTTTACGACGTCAGACAAGCTGGTCACGTTTGACAAGATTTTGTCTACGCTCTGGCCGCATGGTCTGGTGGATCAGATAGCGGGTAGCGCGGGTAAGGTAGCGTCTGGTAAGGAGACGCTCGGTGAGGCGATTAGCAATCGGTTGTCACCGATGCAGACCGTGAAAGTCAGTGAGTCCTACGCTCGCATGGTTCGTCAAAAAAAGAAGGAGGATAGAGATGGCAAGGAAGACTAGTCGTGCGATTCGCGTGGAGATGGATGCTCAGGAGTTGAAGAGGAAGACTGAGTACGGTGGGTTCGAAAAGTACGAGGTCGACGGATGGGCTCGCACGCTTCAGGAGGCTGCTGAGATCATCAGTGACGCTAAGAAGATGAAGGCTGTTGCTAAGTGCATTGAGAAGAAGGAAGCGTCTATGGCTATCCTAAAGGCCTTCTCAAGCGGTAAGGGCAAACCAGGGCGACAAGATCCTTCCGAGTAGATATCGGTCTGATACGAACACAAGCTCCAGCCTTCGCAGCGTCGGCTGGGGTTTTTGTTTTTGATCCCCCTCCACCGGCTTCGATCATCAGGTCATCGTCGATGGCCATGGTGATGTGGGTGATGGTGTCGAGTGACGTTCCGAAGAACAGCAGTGTTCCAAGTGGTAGCTCGTCGTCCATGGTGAGGACGTGGCCAGCGGTCTTGTAGTGGACGTAGAGTCCTTGGGCGGTGTCGTCGCCTCCCTTCCATAGTCCTATGGACCGTAAGCACCATATTGCGAAGCCTGAGCAGTCCATGCCAGTCATGGGGTTGTTGCCACCCCATATGTAGGGGACGCCAAGGCAACTAGTCATGACGGTGAAGAGTGCGTGTTCCATGTCGTCTCCAAAGAAAAGGCGCGGAAGTCGATGACTCCCGCGCCGCTTACTTATCCCTGACTCAGCGGCTTTGGCACTCTTCGGCTTGGCATAGCAGCTCATTGAGAGCTCTTATGCGACGGCTTCGTTCAACGTAGTTATGGGCGATGATGTCCGCCAGTTGCGCGTTGATGTCGTTACGGTCGTCGTCTTTCACCATGCGCTTCATCAACTTACTTATCTCTTCGATCAGGGTCAGAGCGGTCGGTCCCCATAGGATCAGGAACCTGATGGCTGCGAGTAGTCCTGACGTGGCCATTAGACTGCCTTGAACTGGTTGCGGCTAAGTTCAACCAGGCTCATCGCTTTCACGCCTGCTGGTGTCTCAGGCTTCCAAGCTTTGAGGAGGTAGTCACGAAGACGGATGATGGCCTCGGACGTTTTTCCTTCGATGGCCAGCTTGCCGATGATCTCCATCGTCTTGGTGTTATCGAGGGCACGCTTAACGGCGTCGATGATCTGGTTGCAGACCTCGACGGCTTGCTCGTCGAACCAGTCGCCAGGGACGAGGTCGGCGACACGGATCGCTAGGTCTTTCTTGACGAGGTCCCACTTCGTGTTTTTGCCGTACTTGGCAAGCTGGCGGATCGCGAAACTGAGGGCTGCGTTGGCGATCCATTGTTCGATCACTTTCATGCACATTCTCCCGTTCTATGTTTGATGTCTTCGGGCCTGGTACCGACCTTGGCCCACATTGCCGGCATTTGATTTTCGAGAAGCAGGACGCGATTGAGGAGTTTTTCGATGTCGGTTCTCGACTCAATTTTGGCTTCGGTTAGCTTCTCATTAACGTGGTCGATTCTAACACGGCTGTCGTCGGCGGCGACTTTGACCTCCATGAGGCTGACCTTCGCTGAGAGCTCTTTGACGGCTACCCGGACGTCGCGCAGCATGTACCACATGACCGCTAGGACCGGGAGGCCCTTCAGAGCTTCACTGAGGAGGCTGATCGCCTGCTGGGACGTCTCCATCGCTTCCGGGAGCATTTTCTACCTCTAGGGTCGGGGACGCAGCAGCGTCGGTGTTTGGGGCCTCTGGAGTGGGATCGGAGGATTCGTCCTCGTCATCGTCTTCCTCGGCTTCTTCGTCGTAGGCGGCGGCGGGCTCTAGGATCATGTCTGGGTCGGTGTCACTTAGCATTTTGGCACAGGACCGGATCTCTTTGGGGGTGAGGCCAGCCTTGATGAAGTCTTCGGTCAAAAGGCAGTACGCCTCAACTTTGAAGGTTTCCGCCATCAAGGTCGCGTATTCCTTGTTGAATGACTGGCGATCCTTGAATGCGAAGTCCATGCGACCACGGCCAGTAGGCACCATGACGGGTTTCATCTGGGGTTTGCCGTTGGCTCTGATGACGGGGGCGGGCTCGCCGGTAGCTGGGTCCTCGCGGGTGACGGGTTCGTGGTGGGCGTGCTTGTCGATGAGCTTCTTGAAAAGGCGTTGGACGTCGCGTGAACGTGCGTCGTAGGCGCTTTTGATCTTGTTGAACCGGGAGAGGTCTTGGACGCCAAAGCCGGTGTAGCTGTCGAGCTTTTCTAGGGCGCCATGGAGCACTCGGTTGTTGCAGTCGCCGTAATTGAAGAACACTCCTGCGCGGCGGGCGGTGTCGGGGCTGACTGGTGGTGGCAAGCTGGTCACGTTCTTCATGCGGTCTTCCTTTGGGTTTCCCATTCGATAATCAATTTCGCCACCGGACTATCCGGGAAGCGTTGCTTCACTAGTGATCTGTAGGCGTGTGGGGTTTCAGCCACATGTTTGCCGATATGGGCTCCTTCTGGTAAGCAAAATCGTTGTTGTGACGACGATCTGTTCGAGTTGTTCAAGATCGTGCCGATCATCATCGACGCTTCGTTTTTGGATACCTGGGAAATGGCTGCTGACGCGAATCCGGCCTTCGTTAGGGTCGCCGTTTGAGCCTCCGTGGCAGGTTGCTGTCCATGAGGTAGCTTCGACGTCTTGGCTGGCAAGTTGGCTAGCAATGTGTCGATGTTGTCCATGAATCGTTTCGGAAAGAGTTTCGAGTTCAACAGGGATGCGAACTTCATCATGTTGAGCTTCTGCATTCTGGTCACGGTGTCGATGATCGTTTTGTTCCATATGTAGAAGTCCGATTTCGTGTCGTGGGTGTTGTAGAGGATGTCTTCGCCGTAGGTCGCGTACTGGCGCGGTGCTCCTCCGGCGTTCAGGATTTGGTTGGTCATCTGTTCATAGGCTCGTCGCGATACAGAAGGTGCATCTCCGAATACAAATACGAGGCAATCAGTTTTTCCATTGGCGGGGCGTAGTCCTCGTCCAATTCGCTGTAGGTACGTGGTGGGGGATTTCGTGCCATACGGCATAAAAATGGCACCAACATTGGGGCTATCAAATCCCGCCGTAAGGACGTTGACAGTGGTAAGTACTCGCGTGTCACCATTGTTAAATGCGGATAGAATCTGCGTGCGATAATCGCCCAGTAGTTCTTGCGTAACGGCGGAAGCAGTGACTCCAGCGTGCTCGAACGCGGCGCGTAGCATCCGAGCGTCGTCGATGGTTTGCATGTAGACGATTGCTTGGCGGTCAGGTGCTTGACTATTGAAAAGGTGGACGACCGTGGCCATGACGTCGGCAATGGTTTCTCCTTTCGAGACGATTTCGTTGAGCTTCGGTGGGACGAGGTAGCCTATGTCTATTAGTTCTTGGAGAGAGATTGAGAAAGAGATCTTCTCAAAGACCTTGGTCATGATTTGGCGGTCGCGGTACGGAGTGGCGGTGAAGCCAATGACTTTGGCGTCAGGGAAATAGCTCAGGATGGTTTGGTAGCTTTCGACGGGGAGGAAGTGTGCCTCGTCGATGATGATGGTGCCTACTTTGCGCACGGTGTTGTCTCTGAGCCATTCGATCTTTTTGAGGTTGCGAGATGTCTGCATCGTGGAAATGATGACGGCACTGTTCCATTTAGCAGTCTGATTGCCTTGCATCACGTCCACTTTGATTGACGGAGCTCGAAGGCGGAATCGGTCTCTGGTTTGGTCCGTCAGTAGCGATAGGTGCGATAGCACGAGGACGGCTTGAGTGGGGTTGGCTTCAGTGATCTGTCGTGCGATGTCGACGAAGACTTCAGTCTTGCCTGAGCCAGTCGGGAGGATGACTCCTATGCGCTGGTGCGTCTTGAGGTCTTCCATGCAACGGGTCACTGCGGCTTGTTGGTACGGGCGAAGTTCAAACATTGTCTATCCCTTTGGTCTCGGTTCCGTGAACGGACCAGACGAGTGTGAGACACATTCCCTCGGGGCCGAAGAACTTGTAGTTTTCGCCTCCGAGAACGAACTTGTCGTCTTCGAGCATGTGCATAGCTACTAGTGCGTCGTTGATCGCTTTGCGGAGGTTGTCTTCGTCGCCGTGACGTAGGCCAACGGGGTATGCGAGCTTGGACGACTTAGCGGCTTTGAGCGAAATGTAGGTATCGATTATAACCGGTTCAGCGATCCGAAGGGGATTGTAGGCACTCAATGCCCGGCGTAGTTCGTGTTGATTGGTGAGTGGCTGGTAGACGCCTTTGACTCGTCCGCGCATTCGTGGGCGCATTAGAGGCTGGACGTCGCAGTAGACGGGGAGTTTGGCCAGAAGCGTGCCGCGTGTTGGGATCATCAATTTAGACATAGTGGGTCTTTTCGTTGAGGTCTGTTACGGCGATCTTTGGGAAGTCAGGGCTGAAGTGGCAGTGTTTGTCACAGAGGCTTCGCATGTGTTCTGCGGAGACGGATGGGCCTTTGCAACCGACCATGGTGGTTTTGGTCGTTTTGTAGACAGACTTAAGGACCTTGGTGATGTCGCCCTCGTCTTTTTCGTACTGGGACCAATGGGCTTGGGCAGTGATCGCGGAGAAGGCTGCGTGCTGGTCGAGGCCGCAGAGCTTAAAGAAACGGCAGAGAAGGAATACTGATTCGTGACGGGAGCCGGTGAGCTGGGGGGTTGTTAGCATCCTGTGGATACATGGTGTCATTTCCATGTTGACCGATGCGTCGTGGATCTCTAGCGCGCTTACGTTGGAGTAGGTCGGTAGGCGTCCCAGCGCTGTGTTGAGCCATGAGGTCATGACGTCCGTGTCGATCTTGGAGATGTCATGGGCGTGCGTAATGGTCCGTCGTTTACGGGCGAGCTCGCGGATCTCCGGGAACGTGAGGTCGAAGAGTTCAGCGCGCGTGATGGGTATCTTGTAGAAGCCTTTGGCTGAGCCTGGGCTACCTGGGATACGGAACATGGCGTTCGTGCGGTAGACCTTGGTGTCGAGGGTCTTGACGGTCGTGAGTTCCTTCGCGAAATCCTGGACCAGCAGGTGGCATAGGGGGTGTTCAATTGGGTGGTCGATGATGAGGTGGAAACCCTTGTTGCCTGAGAAGTAGAGCATCGGGGTCATGTTGATGACGAATTCGCAGGCTTGGACGAAGTGGCGGACGTCCGTCGTCACGTCGTCTGGTTTGCCGTCGAAGTCGAAGTAGAGCGGGCAGCTTAGGCATGTGCCTTCACTGTCATAGGCTTGGATGGTGGCGAAGACTTCTTTACGCCAGCCGAGGACGCCTAGCATCGTGGCGATCTGCGACATGGGGAGAAGCTCCTGGCCGCGCCAGAATCCTCCGTCCTTCCACGCAAAGATTCGGTGTAGTTCTGGCACGGGTGCCTCTTGGGGTGACGGGCGGGTCTTCGTCAGCGCCTCTTTTGAGAGTGAGCCTCTGTGGCCCATCCCCCGTCATCATCGACTTAGTACGTGGATGAGGCTTCTGGCGCCCCTTCGGGTGCAGGGCCAAGATCTTTGATGTCGTCGATGTTTTGGAATTTGTCGCCGTTGCGTTCGGTGACTTTGGTGGCCTTGCCCTGGAAGCGACGTCCGCAAAGTTTCTTGAGGTGGACGTGGATCATGGACTTGCCCTGATGATCTTTTTCCTGGAGTTCGGCTGCGCTAAAGAATCCCGACTTGAAGAAGAACATGGCGCGCTTCTTCTTGGTCACGTCGTGGTCGCCGGCTGCGATCATGATCGTGTGTTCTTTGCCGTTGTGGATGCCGCTATCGACTCGGGCCTTGATGTAGATGTGGCCTTTGAATTCATCGACACGGGGTTCAATGCCTGTGAATTGAACGACTTCGTCCTTGTCGAAAAAGACTTTGTCTCCATTACAGGCTTCTTCAGTCAAGTCGCCGAGTAGGTCGATGCTCATGGATCACTCCGTAACTGGTGTTGGTTCCTCGCCGAGACGTTCGGCGAAGACTGTGGACATTTCTAGGATTGTGCCGGGTGGGTTCTTGGGGTCGTAGTCGAAGGATCTAACGAGCTGTGGGAAGCGACTACCGGCGTTGAGTGCGATGGTGGGGCGAATGATTACCTGGGGCATGTTCTTGGTGCCACCGGCTGGTTCGATCCACATGATGATGTCGACCTTGCCGTTGACGAAGGCGGCACACTGTTTTCCCATCGCTGGGTCCATGCGTGTCACCTTCGTCTTGATGTCTTCCTTCAGCTCACTGTGGCAGATGAACACGCATGGAAGCACCCCGAGGAGGGCGTTCATTCCGTTGCGGAAGGCGGTCTTGTGCATGAACCAGCCTTTGCCGTGCTCGAGATCGCCAAGGGCCGAGATGTGGTTCTTCTCGCAGATGTACATGGCCGCCATTTCGTCAATATCCGACACGAGGTCTATGACGAAACACGAGTGGGCAGCTTGGAGCTCGACGGCACGTAGCTTGATGTCGTTGACGAGTTTTGCGAAGCCAAGCCATGACGTGACGCGGATAGCGTTGACGGTCAGGGCACCGTGCCCTTTCTCGGTGGCGATGAAGGCTGGGGGTTTCCCCCTGGAGTCGAGCATGAGGCTGGCGAGCGTGGTCTTGCCCGTTTTGGGCAGTCCGTAGATGAGCTTGCTGAGCTGGGTGAAGTCTCGTTCAGGTGTCTGGACGGGGAACATTGACATAGTGATCCTTATCCGAACGGGATGTCGTCGGGGGCGATTGACTCGGCTACAGGCTGGTTGCGGGCGACGTAACGTTTCAGGTAGCGGGTCAGCATCGTGGTGGCGATGTCGGTGTCCTGGGCGCAGTAGGCACCGATCTTGTCCCACATGTCGCCGTCGCCCATTTGGATCTGGGAGTACATGGCAGCGACGTCTGAGCCGTGGGCGGTCTTCCCTGGGATGTTGAGGCCGAAGGCGTAGTTGCCGAGGTTGGAGCGTTGGTCGCAGTTGGTCGAGTAGCTGAAGATGTGGTCGATGTCCTGGATGGGTCTACGGGGCCTGAGTACCTCTGGGATGCCCAGATCGTGGACTAGGGAGCGTCCGATGATGAAGGGCAGGTCAAAGTAGTCTCCGCTCTTGGCGAGCACTGTGACGCCGTTTCCGCGCTCGCAGACGAGCCATAGCCAATCGAAGAAGGATTGTAGGAGTTCTGGCTCGTCGTCGCCGATGAAGGTTCTGGGGCGCTCGTCCAGTCCCACGACGTTGGCGCACAGGCAGATGATCTTGCCTGACCACCAATGGAGAGCCGCCTGGCCCATGTCGCGTTGGCGTTTCTCTAGGATCGACTGCTCAATCTTGGCGGGGTCCTTGAGGTTGGCCGCTGGTTTGTAGACGGTCTTCTGGAAAAGTTCCTTGGCGCGGCTGTTTTCCACGGTCTCGATGTCGATGACGACGAATGTCATGGGGTCTCCTTTGGGTTACGGGCGGCGAGCGTGCATGTCTTGCATTCGGGGCGGTAGCCGGTACCCCGCGTGGAGTTGCGGTAAAACAGGAGTAATGTTCTACGTCTCCCGCAGTGGCGGCAGACGCGAGTTTTGGGCGTCATGGGGTAGCTCAGGTCTTTAGATTTTTAGATTGGACGTAGGAAGGAAGCTACATGGAGCGAAAAAGATACGTCAAGAAGAAAAGTGGCAAGAGGCGTGTAGGGCTTGTGGCGGTGCGTGCGGGGGAGTGGATGGAGTTGGTGGCGTGTAAGTTCGCTGTAAGAAAACGGGTGGGTTGAAACTTGGTGGGATTTTACACAATAGGTTGGCCCCTGGTTTTAGGTCATCTGGGAGCCCACGGTGTCTAGAGACAGAGGGAGCGAGAGATGTACCACCACAGGGAGACTAGTAAGCCGTTCGATTTAGCGAGGGACTTGTCGGCTTCTGACCTACCGACACCTGGAGAACACGTAGCAACAACCAGGGTCATAACGCTATTTCTTCACGGGGGCTATTGTCAGGGGGGAGGGGCACCGCCGCTTATCACCGTGCCAGGGGCATCGCTTGTGTTCCACGGTGGGCCATTACGTCAACGGTGCTTCCCCACTACGCGCTTCGCGATCTCGCGATACGAAGCTGTCTAACCCAGCACGATTACGCTGGGAGAGGTCTACGGGTTGATGACGCAGCCGAGGCGTTGAGCGCTGCGGGTCTTTGCCTGGGCGTGTGCCTCCGGTTGATGTGGCAGCCGTCTCGTGGGGGGTCAAACCCATCGGGCTACTGTGGTTGGCGATGAATCAGAGCGATTAGCGGGAGGATAAAGCAGGGCATTGGGGTTGGCAAGTCTTGACGTTTGTCAGGGGGGCGGGTACATAATGGAGTCATACCGGTTGATGTCCGGGTTGACGATGTCAGCAGCGCGAGCCCCGAATTAGTCTCTCGGGGCTTCTCTGCGTCTGTCCCCTGGCCTTGGTGAGACCAGGGGCAGATACGTGGCGGGGTTAGAGGATCTGGCTGGAGCTCGGACGATTACGACCAGAGTCGTAGATGTACTGGCGTCCCAGCCTGTTGACCTCGGGGGAGAAGGTTTTCCCGTCGGCGTCACTGGTGAACTGGCGGATACAGTGTCGCCAGGGGCCACACCCTCCGGCCAGGTGACTGGCTTTGGCGGCTTCGTAGATGGTGTAGACGACTTCCATCTGTACGGCGCGGCTGTCGTAGAAGGCCGCTTTCTCGACCTTCATCATCAGGGTCTCCCCTGTGACGGAATGTTTCCCGAAATCCAGTACGAAGCCGTCGCTGTGGAGTAGCCAGGCGTGGGCGTAGCGGTGAGGGGGGCCGGGGTCGGTGCCTACTGTCGAGCCAAAGCAGACTCCGTGACAGATCTCGTACATTTCGAGACTCTTTTTGGTGAGATGGCACCCGGTAGACCGGAACCAGTCAGCCACGTCGTCAAAGCAGCGGTGAGTGGGGAGGACGGTGAGGTGAGGGCTACACGCTGTCAACAAGGGGTGCCTCCGCCCAGGTCAGGGTGGATGGTGGGCAACGTTCCCCCTGAGGACCCTGGAATCGAACGTAGATCGTCCCGGAGTCGGTGAAGGAGCTGAGTATGCCCAGTTCCATGGGGGCGTTGGGATAGGGCTGGTAGTGGACCCTGAGGCCTAGGTGGTTAGCGGTGAGTGGGACGTGTTGGATGGTGGCCCATCGGGGGCGAGTGAAGTCAACCATAGCGATTCCTTTCCGCGTCGGCGATCGCCTGTTCCAGTGTTCGCCCTTGAAGGCTGGTGATTCGTAACCAAGAGTCGTTGGGGCCGTCGAAGCGGAAGACTTGGCCGTAGGCGTCGTTGCAGTAACGGGTGTCGTGGATCGTGGTGAAGGTGGCTTCAGCCTTGGTGACGATCTTTCTGGCGACGGGTTCCTGGTAGGGGAGTGCTGCGGTGGCGTTCGCGAGGGCGTGAACGGCGGGCATGTAATCGTGTTCTAAGCACCATGCTTGGACGGATTCCAGGATGTTGAGGATCATGTTGTGCGTAAGGTGGTCGTGGCGCATGTCAAAACTCCACGGGGTTGGTGACGAGGGGTTTCTTGGGGACGTAACCGTCTAGGTCTTCGTCTTCGAGTAAGGAGTTGGCAATTTCATAGGTGTCGATCTTGCGGAGACTGGCGTTCATGATGTCAGAGTAGAACGATGCCTCCATGTCAGGGGCGTGTTCGGCGATCCATCCGTACAGCTCGTTGGCGAGGCTTGCGCGGCATTGCTGAGAGTCGATGGATAGATCACTGGCGTCGCTTGCTCGCCATCTCACCCTCGCTCGTCTACGCCAGAACTTGTACAAGTCCTCGTCGTTGTTAATCCAGAGTGAGCAGCTCCAGGTTTCGTAGTTTTTCCAGCCTTGATAGGTCATTTCGTCTCCAGGACGTCGATACGCTTGAGAGCGTCGGCGAGCATGTTAGCTAAGATGTCGATGACATCCTTCGTCGTCATTTGATCCTTGAAGTACATGTCGACCATGCGTTGTAGGGCGTCAGCGTCGGGGGTCATTTGGTGCTCCTGTGGTAGCGCTTGAGATCTGTATTGGATTTACGGAGGAAGCGTTTGGCGGCCTCGTCGGCTTCGTTAAAGGTATCGAAGTGGCCGTGGTCAGTGAGAGAGGTCTTCGTGTCTCGGTCGGAGCGTGTAGTACGGGTGAAGAGTTTGTAGGTGCCTCCGTCCCCTGTCTGAGAGATGACGAGGTGGTGCCCGATAGCGTGTCCCTTGAAGTCTTTGACGTTGTGGTCATGGTTGGTCGACCAATTGGGAGCGGTGTATTGTTCGTTGCGGTGCCAGATCAGGTTCATTCAGCGGAATCCTTCAAAGGGTGTGGAAATGGTCGAGTCATGGGGAGAGAACGCCTTCCTCGTCCTCTTTTTCACGTTGTTCACACGCGGCGTAAAAGCCGGACATGTAGCCGAGGTCGTAGTTGATGCGGCGAATTGAGCCTTGGATTTCTCGCGTAGCAGCGGCGGCGAATTTGTAGTCATTCGAATGGCAGGCGTGTATCAGGCGCTCAGCCTGGGCGCATAGCTTTCGGACATGGTCTTGGATCGGTTCCCATTGGGCATCTATTCCTGGGAGAGTTTTCATGGGCTCACGTATGGATTGAGTAGTGAGGGGTCGGTTCGCTATTGAGTTCGACGGCATAGGTTTCCTCGTAGCCATGCAGGATGATTGCGCCTGTAATAACGGGTTGTCCCTTACGGAGTAAAGCGAATCCGAACGAGTGCAGCACAGAGTCGTTGGTGAGCTGGAGCGTGTCAGCCTGTGCGTAGTGGCCTGTCATCAGATACATGATGCAGTCTGTGAGCGTTCGGTTGTAACCAGCTTTGGGTTTGATCGAGGCTCGCGAGAAGTCTATGGCTGTGCAAAACCTGTTCATGTCGTTGACTTGGAGGGAGCGTTGATACGTCAAGGGGGCGGTGCCTCTTTTGGTTTCTGATGACGCAATGCGAGCTCCGATGACTTCATCAAGTGGAGCGAGGGTGATGTAGCCGAGTAGTAGCGCTTGTTCGACACCACACACGGACGGGCGGTCACAGTCGTCGCAGCGGTATTTTTCGGCGTCGGGTTCAATTCCCTCGAACGTGGTGACGTCGTCGCATTTGCGGCAGTATCCAGCATAGTTCTGGGTGTTCTCTAGGTAGTCAGACTCTGTCATTAGCATTGGATGCGGTTCCTGAAAGGGAAAGTGGTGCAAAAAAGGAGGGGAGCCTCGTAAGGCTCCCCATAATGACGTGACGGACAAATTAGACAGCGCGGAGCAGCGACGATGGGAACATTGCGAGGAATTGCGAACGGGTCATGGGCTCGCCGATCCACATGTAGCGATCGTTGGTGCGGTCCCAAGTGATGAGGTTGACGGATTCGAGGTACTCGGCGACTTGGGCACCAGAGCGAACGACGCCCTTGAGGGAGTTGGCGTTCTGGACGTACTCATAGAAGAGGTTGCCAGCCTTGGCAGACTTCTTGTGAGCAGCCAGTTGGCTGACGGGTTGGATTCCCTTAGCGAGCAAGAAGAGAGGATTCTTCTCGATAGAGCGTGGGTCGTTCATTTGCGCCTGTAGCGCGTCGATTTGGGCCTGGACGGGATTTACTGCGGACATGGGGCACTCCTAATTGTGGTGGTCGGAAGCAATTTCGTCACGATATGTGGTGATCTTGTTCCCGATTGAACCTTTTGTGTTCATCTAGAAACGCATGACACTTGTTACTTAGCTTGTTCTGATATGGCTCGGGACGAGACATCTGAGGAGCGTAGCGACGGAGGTGCGGATGAATCGTCGTTATGTCTGGTGGTGGCGGGTGGTGGAAGTTCGACGGCGAAGCCGCCATTGCGGCCATGCTTCTTGGTGACCTACTTTGTGCGCGGATCCTGGTGGCCACGAGGCGAGCGCCAGCGTCCGCGCTGCGCTGTCGTTAAGCGGAGAGAAGGCCCTTAGCCTTTTTGGACTTGTAGATCAGTGACGACGCATCAGTGAACGTCATGCGAGAGACTGCGGATTCAGTCCAGCCATGCGCCAGGAGGTAGGCGACTTGGCCGTACTTGCCAGTCGTTGGTGGTCCAGCGCGGCGAGCACGTTGCGCGTCGATGTGCGCTTGCATGACAGGTACAGAGTCTTTGGCGAGGTCAGGGATTTGAGCATCGGTGTAGCCGTTGCGGAGAAACCAGTTGCGGGTTGCGTCCGACGTCGGTGCATACGTGCGAACGGATGGGGTCGAGAGGGTGACGTTGTCCATGATGTGATCTCCTGAGCGAACTTGTTAGGCGAGTCGAGGCATTCAACTCGTAAAAAAAACGCAAGGCACTTGTTACGGTGCCAAGCGATAGGTCGAAATCAGATCCATGTCCAACGTGGGCCGCGTTGAAGAAGACGTGAAGCTTCAGCGATCGTCAGCTTCATGTTACGAACGTCGTCAGCAGCCCAGCCGATCTTTGATAGGGCGGCGACTTGGCCAAGTGAGGCAGACGTAAAGCCGTCGTTGATGTCACGCAGGTTGACGTAGTTGGCCTCTCTCGTTTTGTTCGAGAGGAATTGTGCCGAGTCTTTGGTCGCGATGAGCTTGCAGTACCAGTCAGCCCATTCTGCGAATGCAGCCAGGTTGGCTTGGATCTTGGCGTCGATACGTGCGAGCAGGGCATCGGCTTGTTGCATCAGGCGTTTGGCGCGAAGGTCCGCAGCACGGGATTCTTCGGACGTCATGGTCTGGTCAAAGACGAAGCGTTCGCCGTCAGAGTCGAGGGCGGTGATGTCGCCAGTCTCGTGGTCGATCGTCATGTCTTCGTCGTAGCCGAAGTCGACGGGGAGAACGTGCATGTCAGGTGCGACGGTTTCGCGGGTGATGTAGGTGACGGTTGCCAGTCGCTTGGCATCGCAGGTTTTGCAGAGACCAGACTTGGGGTTGAAGGTCGCAGCGATTGCCATGATGTTGCACGCTGGGCAGACTTCGAAGTTACGTGGGCCGGTGACGATTGTGCGCTTTGCCATGTGAAGACTCCTGAGGGTTGAAAAGGAAAAGCCCACCAAGTGGTGGGCAGTTTGTGAACGGAACGGGTTTCGTTACGTGGCGGCGTCGATGGCATCAAGCAGTGAGCTGATGTAGAAGGCGTGCCAGCCGATGGCTTCGAAGGTCGCGTCGGTTGGCAGCATCGCGTTGTAGACGGCAAGCTGGCGTTCGAGTTCGGTCTTGCTGAAGCTTGCGAAGGTCGTGGCGGTCTGGGTGTTGGTCGTCATTTCAATTGTTCCTTAGTTGATCGGTCCGAGAACTTGTTCCAAACGTCGGCGTGCATCTAGGAAACCTCCCGAGGATCTTTCCCGAGGTCAGATGGGACGTAAGGCCCTCCAAGGGAAAGTGGAGGTACGACAACGAGGGCGGGAGCCCGTAGTAGATGGTCGCCGTAGGTGACCCATAGCCAAAGACACCGCTCGCCTAGTGACTACAAGTTCGAGCAACGATCAAATAGAGCCTCGGTTCCCGGCGGTGAGGGAACATGTGCATCGGGCGAAGCCACCGCTCAGCGACCAGACAAGCGAGGACCCATGGGCCTAAGAGCGAAGGCTCCGAGGCGGTCGCTGACCTCCACCCAGCGGGTGCCTAAGGGTGGTGACGTGTCTAAATGTTAGACAGGGACATCAACAAGGCGTCAGGGATGGCAGGGATACGACGTCGCGTAGAAGGGCTTTAATCGCCACGCTGGTGGACGCAACGGGGTAAAGGCCATGTCGGGTAGGTATCCATGGCTCACACGATCCTAGACCCATCTCCGTGGCTCACAGAGGAATGTGCAAGAGGTGAGCAGTTAGGACTTGACATGAGGGGGTAAGGCATACTCTTATGTATCTCATGTAGACGTAGGTAAGGTGTAGATATGTATGGGATAAGATGTATATAGATACATAGACAGTATCTATGTGTAGTAAGTAGAGGTAAGACATGGATATGTCTACCATTAAAGAGGATAAGGATAGAGTAGATGTAGATAGAAGAGATAGAGAGGAAGTATATTCCAATGATAATTATTAATATAACTTCCTTAGTAATCATAGAATGTTATTAAGACTTCCCCTCCTCCCCCTCACAGATCCAGGGGCTCGTGCCCCTGCTCCTCAAGTGGAGGCGACCCACGCAGTGAGTGTCGCCGAGTCAAGCGTCAGACGACGCGCATTCGCCAAGTGGATTGACCACACCCGGGGGGGTGGGGGTCAACAATCTGCTTCCACTGGATAAGTTCTGGGGTTGAAAAAATCCCCTCTCCCTTAAATTTCCAACCCCTCTTTTCCCCCCTAATCACACTCCCTCTCTGTAGACCACGTAACCCCCTCTAGGACGTCGTAGGTCTCCAGGTATAGCTACGCTACCTTCTGACCCTTTACGGAGGTCAGGAGGCACGTGCAGAGGTCGAGGGCTGGGGGGAGACCAATCAGTCGAAGTCGCGACTCTTGATGGCCCCGTATCGTGGTTCGCGACGGAGGATGATCCGGGTGGCGTTGGCGTAGAAGACGATGGTGTCGTCTTCGTCGCGGAGTCGGTCAGGGGACCAGTCGACGCGGATGTTGTAGGGGGTGTTGTTTTCTATTTCTTTGGCGATGTGCCACCACGCCTCGTCACTGAGGGTGATGCTTTGGATGGTGGAGTTACGTCCTGCGGCTTGGGCGAGGTCGTGGGTCATCTGGGTGAGGCGAACGAAGAAGCTGGTCATGGCTCGTGTCTCTTGAACTTGTAGTAGCAGCCAAGGGAGCATGTCTCTGCGGGGAGGTTGTGGAGGTTGTTGCAGATGCGGCATCTGGTCATTGGGGGTGGAAGCTCTTGGGCCGCGGTGGCGAGGTACTCGTTGGCGGCCTTGATCGCGGCGTTGCCGATAGCGAGGGCTTGACGTGCGCTCAGATAGAAGTAGCCAGCTTGGGTGACGAGGCAGATGTCCCCGCCGCGCAGGCAGAGGGTGTACTCAGTGTCGGTGTAGTATGTGGCGCTCAACGTCGTGGTCTCCGTGGCGTGTTGAGGATGGCGTCTTCGATGTCGTGTTGGTTGAGGTTGTTGTTGGTGAGGTAGCGTTGTGCTGCTTCGCGGACGTCCCAGAGAGCGTCGTTGAGAGCCATGGCTTGGTCACGTTCTCTCTGGGCGGTGCGTACTGTGTGGAGCAGTCGTGGGAGTACGGACCCGTCGCAGATGAGGCGTGCGGGGTTGGTGGCACAGGCATACTCCAGGTGAGTGATCTCGTCGTCAGTCATCGTGTCGAGGGTGGTCATCGGTCAGAGTGTCCTTCTCGGCGAGAGTCTACTCATGTCGTGGGTTCCTTTGGCACGAGACGGAGACTTCTTGGTGTTGGGTCGTCGGGGCGGCGTGAGGCTTCGAGTTCCAGGTAGTCGATCAGTCGAGCGATGATGCGTTGCAGCTCAGCGACAGATAGGGTTTCGGTGAATAGGTTGATGGTCACTGGTGGTGCTCCCTGGTTTCCCAATGTTCGTCGAGAGTCCACTGCGCCAGTGTCTCTAGTTCAGATCCCGTGTGTTGACATTCCCAGCCGATTACTTTGCACGCGAGAGCTCGCCAGGAGTGGACGCGATTACCGTTGAGGCCAAGGCGTAGCTCTTTTACGCGCTGGGCGATGATGGGATCAAGTTTGTATTGGAGTGATTCGCCGCAGGGGCGTGATGGCCAGTCAATCATCGTCCTGCTCTCCCTTCCTGTCCGGTGCCTGCGTCAACGGGAGGCTGCCTATAAACCTTCGGGTTAAGTTGTTTGGCCCAGCGCTGCTTATCGTCCATCGGCTGGTCAGTGCGACGCCCGTTTCGAGCGGATGTGTTCCAGTCGCGCCCGACGACGCCTCCCTCGGCAAACCAGCCGGAGGCTCGGAGAGACGTACCGGGCTCACTGCACAGGATATACGTTTGAATTTTCTCCGCACCCATCGCCAGCGCAGCGCGTGCCGCTGCGGCATACAGGATACTGCATGCGTTCTGTGTTCCATTTGTCACGAGACGAGTCACTTCAAAAACGTTGTACTGGTCAACCATGCGCGCTACGGGGCGCCCAACAATACAGGCACCAACAACAACTCCATCTTTATTAACGACTAGCAGAGAGAAGCGATGTCCTTGCGCGGGTTTGTGGTGCCTGTGAAGCAAATGCACGACTTCGTTAGCCTGAGCCAATGTCGCCGGAACGACGCGGAGTCTCATTCCGATTCCGTCCCCTTCCCGTCACGCGCCGGCACGGCGGCGAACAATTGTCGTGCCTGTTGTGCAGCCGAAAACATCGCTTCCTTTGCGTCCCGCGCTCTTTGAGTCGACGATGACTCCGCACATCGAATCTCATGGTACGAGTCAAAGGCGCTCAGGAAGTTGCTCAGCTCGACAATCAAAGTGTGATGGCATGCCCGTTGAGCGTCGCGCTGTCCTTGTAGGCAGTCGCGCTCAGCCAGCGCAGCGTCACGTTGGATAATCAAGTCGGTGTTGCGTTCAATCAGGCGGACAACTTCGGCACCGTATATGTCACGCTCAGCTAATGCACTGTCACGCTGGTTTTTGATTGCCTGCACTTCATTTGCGAAGCGAGTACCGGCTATTGTCGCTTTAATTAAATCAGCTGACGAGTAAGCAGAGTTAGCCTTGGCGGCTTCAGCAATCGCATCGTCACGCTCGGCGCGCAACCTGTCGCATTCGGTCAGCGCAGCGTCACGGGCTGTCATTAAGTTCATGCACATTTCGGTCTCGCGTGCTTCCTGTTTCTTAAACTGGGCGAGGAGTGAGGACATCTTTAGGCCTTTAGAAATGTCAACCATCCTGGTCTTCCTTTTCGCCACGCGGCGGTACTCTGGAGAGTGCGTCCTGTAAGTCGAGGGACTCTCTTCCTGCATTTCCCGGCGCGACGTAAGCTGCGACGAAAGCAACGGCAGCATCGTACACACGCCATAGGTGTGCATTCTCAGCTCGCTCATGGTCACGTTGAGCTTGTGTCGCTGAAAGGCGTTTGATGGTCTCGGCCCACAGGAGGGCGAGGACTTCTAGTGTTTTATCGAATCGAAGTTGAGCATCGGATTTCACGGTGTTAGTCATCGTTTCCTCAGGCAGTGCTTACAAGTGATGTCAGGCCAATGGTCGCTGTAGTGATACTCGCGAGAGTATCCGTATGGTTCGTTGAAGCGCTCGGCGTCAAGACAAAGGATCCAGTGATACTCGAAGCGTTCACCATGTTCCTCGGTTTCGAGTTTGTGTACGCGACGTTTCGAGGTCGGTGTCACGGGGATTCCCTCGTCGCTACACGTTCCCAGGCGTCCAGGGCAGTGATAACGATTTCGAGTGGGGCCTTGTAGTAGGCCAGGGCTTTGGCAGCAACACAGAAGCGTTCTGCCTCGCGTAGTCGTACAAGTGTTCGACGGTACATGGCGAGCAGTGAGCGATGGTCAATCTGGCGACGGAGCTCGTACTCGTCCACGATGGAGAGGATGCTGTCAATCTGCTCGATCTGTCTGTCGACGAAGGCTTCGTGATTCATTAGACGCCTTTCAAGCGAGCGATCTGTTGTTGGGCGTGTTTGAGGCGTTCGCGGAGAAGAGTGATCTCACCGTCACGCTCGCGGAGTGCTTCTTGGAGGACGTGGTCTAGTTCGTCCTTCGGTTCAAAGATCCAGATGATGTCGTCTGCGGTGTGACGCTCGATAAGCTGACATGCGGAGGGAAGCAGTCCTGTTTCAGCGATGAAGCCGTACATCAGGAATGACTTGTGCTCGTCACGCAGCTTCAGCTTATTTGTCACTATGTAGGGCTCGACTTCTTTTTTGGCCCAGCGGAGATAGGACGTGATGTTGTCGAAGTCGCTTTGGCGCATGGCTGCGGCGCATGCTGTGTCAACAAGTAGTTGGCCAGGGTCCTCTGGCAGTCGGCGTAGTGGTTTTGTAGACATGCTTTGCAGAAGTCCATGTAGAGGTCTCCGAGGACGAATAGCTTAGCGCATCGAAGACAGTGGTTCAGACGCACGCTGTCGGTCATTGCGTCTCTAGACTGCGCTTTTGGAGAAGCAGCGTGAGCTGACGGACGATGTAGTCCGCGTCGTGCGGCTTGAGGTGAATGACCCTAGCTGCGCCTGACGGTTGTTTGAGGACGAGGGTGATGTACTCGCGGTCGTCGAGGACCTCGATGTAGTCCTCGGGCTTTGACCATTGGTTCATGTGTTGATCCAGATCCAGCATGAGATCGCAACGACGATGACGGTGATACCTGTGGCGAATCCCTGGATGAAGCCATAGGTGTGGGCGGTGCGTACTGAGGTTTGCTTTGGAACAGGTTGCAGTGTTCTGGTCATGAGTCCCATGGTAGTCTCCGCGAATCCAATACATGAGCGGGGCGGGGGGACGGGCTAAGCCAAGCGGCACACACACCGCTTGGCTTGGCCGTGTCTAGAGTTTGGCGAGAGCAGCCTTTTGAATGGCGAGCTCCGACGTACTCAATACATTTCGTAGGGTGGCTTGGTCGACGCTGACGCCTTCTTTTTGGCGGACGTTGGCTTGGTCGCTTTTTTCGCGACCTTCGCTTTGGCCTTTGGCTTGGCTTTGGTCGACTTCTTTTTGGATGCTGCCGTTTTGGCGACTGGCGATTTCTTCGTGGGCATCTTTGGCTCCTAGTTCGTAAGCATGGGTTATTAGCGCACGGAAGTTGCTCCGTGCATCTCTAGTCGAGGATGCGGTGACGTGTGTGTCAACGCAGCCCTCAACAAGTTGGGAGAGGTTTTGATTCATGGTGTTGCCTGTGATTGGTGAAGATGGTCTTGAAAGCATTGCCCCACAAGGGCATAAAAGTCAAAGGCCATGAGTCAAGGCCTTAGGAGGGTAAGCATGGTCGAGGCGTTCAATCAAGTCGCCGCGCTGGTTTTCAAGCACTCAGGCGTTCAGATTACTGAGAGTGAGTCGTATGAGGTGGCGATGCCAAAGGTCGCGGCCACGATGGAATTCCTCGCAGCGGTGGCGGATGCGGGGAATGCGGCTGTGGTGGGGCTCGTCAGTGGAGACGTGGATGAAGTCGTCATGCAGTACATCAAAGACACAGGGCGTGCAGTCCAAGTCCGTGTCGCGGCCATGGGTGTGCGACCGATGTCGCCAGGGGCCAGCCGTTTTGAAGTTGGGTAGTCAACATGCGCTCTGCGTAGCGTGCTTTCGCGAGGAGGAAAAGCGTCATGCCGGATCCAGATATCATGGACGAAATTCGAGATATACAGAGGCAGGGCGGGTCCAGGATAGAGCGGTCAGAGGCGAGGGTACAGAGACGGATCGCAGAGATCACGCAGAGGATGGGCGCAGTGGATGGTCTGAAGGGTACGTTGCAGCAGGTGAATTTGAAGGCCGAGGCAGAGGCCCATGCTTTGGCGAGGGAGGCGATGAGTAGATCGGAGGAAGCCCGTGAAAAGTTCGTCAGTGGCGGTGTTCCGCAGCGTGCGCCAGTGTCTCCGTCGTCTAAGGCGGTGGATTTTATCATGGAGCATGATCTTGGCTTTGCGGACGGCGGCATTATAGCGGCGGTCGTCAGGTGGCGTACCGCTGGTCAGAACGTCCAGGATCTTTTTGAGGCGCGTCAGTTGTTGACGAGGCTAATCGATATCGAGTCCACCGGGACGTCCAGCAGGAGTTAGTTATGACGGTCGAGAGTGGTGACAAGGTGATGGGCGTTGAGTCGAAGACGTTTGCTTACGTGCGGTATAACGAGGCGAACGTCAAGGTTCAAGGTCAGTTCAAGGCGTTGTTTCAGGTGGTGGAGAAGTCGGTCCTGGAGTTGCCAGCAGGACGTGCGCGGTCGCTGGTGATGACGAAGCTTGAGGAAGCGTACATGTGGGTGGGCAAGGCGATCCGGGATCAGCAGGTAGTTTCGGATCTGATGACCGTGGAGCAGCCAGAACGTAAGACCGATTGATCGAGTAGAATGGAAGCACCCTCCTTCGTGTGCGTGGCCCCGTCAGCAAAATGAATGTGCCCAGCGCTGGTCTCGCTGGGCATTTTCGCGTCTGGGCGGGTGCTTACGGTCCTGAAAGTGGCGCTGGCTATGCCTTGGAAAGGGAGTGGTATAGGATCTGAGGAAAATGTAGGCAGAAAAGTAGCGGGCCAGGGGCGCCCGCCGAAAACCAATCGGGTCGTCGTACATGAAGTGTATCGGCACGGTGAGCATGATCTTGAGGCGTCTCTACCATGGGGTGGTCTGTAGGCGGGTGTCGTTGGTACAGGTCGGGTATTTGCACTCGGCGGGTCAGGTGATGTGGATACGTTGCAGCAAATGTGGGTGGGATTATCCGCCTGTCGACGGAAGGGGAATGGATGAACAAAGACGTTTTGCCGGTGGGGGAAATCCCGGATCGGCCCTATTCGATACGTGATGAGTCGGATCATTTTAGTCTGATCAACTTCCTGAGCGATCGTCTGAAGCAGGCGGTGATGGACTTGCCGGACGAGTTCCTGGTGATGACTGAGGCGCAGCTCAAGGGTATGGCGCAGCCTACGCCAACGGATTACGCGCTCAGGGTCTCGTTCTGGCGTGAGTTTGAGAAGATGATGTGGAAGGGGTCAGGGAAGATCGTGTGTGCGTCAGTGTATGCAGGCATTTGTTCTGATCCGTATTTCTATCAGAAGTTCATCACGAACGAAGCCAAGTTCGCGTGGATGATCCGTCCGATGCAGGCGTATCAGAAAGAGATGGAGGCAATCCTCTATCGCTGCACTGAACGGTTGTGGGAGCTAACGGAGATCACGCTCACTGATAAGAAAGGGAAGCTGGATGCCAAGGCTGGCGATCTGCTTCTCAAGACACTTATTGAGGTCAGCAATCGCGTTAAGGGGATGGCGGTGCAGCGTAGTGAGCAACGGAACTTGAACGTCAACGTCGTCACACGGTCTAAAGCAAATCAAGGGATCGAGACGATGTCGAGTATCGACGAGCGCATCAAGCAACTGGAACTAGAGGTGAGTGGTGAATCGTCAATCGATCGAGGAAAAGACAGAGTTGGCAACGATCAAGTTGTATCGGTTACGACTCAGAAAGCGGAGCGGGAAGTTGTCCACGTTGGTTTACTTCGGAGCCAGGATCCAAGTATCAGGGAATGATGCTTGGCATATCTGTAGGTACAAAGCTGATGTTATTGAGCGCATCGCAACAGTGTTAAGGGGGCTTCGCTTTGGTATCGGAACGGGAAAGGAAGGAAGAGCATCTGAAGTTGCTCGAAGAGAAGCGTAGGCTTCAGCTTCAGCAATCACAATTAAAGGCGTCGTTACGGCATCTCTATGGGATGCCTTGGTATCGTTGGGCGTGGGACTTCTTCCAGAGCAAGAACAAATACAACTTCATGGTCGCGGCTAATCAGATTAGCAAGAGTTCTACTCAGATAAGGAAGGCTATACATTGGGCAACAGCGGTAGAGATTTGGCCTGAGCTGTGGCCGTCTCGTCCAACGCAAATGTGGTACTTCTATCCCGATCGTGGTGTCGGTCATAACGAGTATAAAGAGAAGTGGTGCAAAGAATGGTTGCCGCTTGGTCCTGGTGATAGGGATGAGGCTGGCAATGTTGAATGGAATAAAATCATTAAGGAGGGGGCGTATCACGAGCACCCGATCTATGGTTGGTCTCCAACGTTTAAGAATGGTCAAGTAGAATCGATCTCTTTCAATAGTGGCGTGACGATTTACTTTAAGAGTTATGAACAGGGCGTGACAGCGCTACAGACGGCGTCTGTCTACGCGATCTTCTGCGACGAGGAGTTGCCAGAGGAGTTGTTGTCGGAGCTTCAGGCGCGGTGCTTCTCTCCAGCGATCATGGGGTACTTCCATCTCGTCTTCACGGCGACGATCGGTCAGGAGATCTGGCGGGCCACGATGGAAGAAAAAGGGAAGCACGAGAAGTTCCCTACGGCGTTCAAGCAGCAGATCAGTATGTACGAGTGTCTGACGTACATGGACGGGTCAAAGAGCCCGTGGACGCTAGAAGCGATTCACGAGATCGAGCGTAACTGTAAGGACGAGAACGAGGTCCTTCGTCGCGTTCAAGGTCGGTTCGTTATTGACCAGAATCGGAAGTATGCGTCGTTCGTTCGTTCAACGAATGTGAAGCCGGCGCACAAGTTGCCCAAAGGGTGGTTCGTCTACGCGGGGGTCGATATTGGGTCTGGTGGTACGGCACACCCGGCAGCAATCGTGTTTGTCGGCGTGAAGCCTGACTTTTCTGTGGGGCGAGTGTTTAAGGGGTGGCGTGGCGATGGCGTTACAACGGATGCTGCTGACATTCTCAACAAGTTTCTAGAGCTCAAGGCTGACATGAAGCCAGTGGCTCAGTTTTACGATCATCAGAGTCGTGACTTCTTTACCGTGGCATCGCGGCGGAAGATCCCCTTTCAGAAGGCTGAGAAGGGTCGTGAGACAGGGGAGCAGCTTTTGAACACGTTGTTCAAGAACGACATGCTCGCGATCTACGATGAGCCTGAGTTGATGAAGCTGGTGACGGAGCTTGAGAACCTGAAGAATTCGACTCCCAAGCCAGTGGCTAAGGATGATTTCATCGATGCCCTTCGTTTCGCGGTGACTCAGATTCCGTGGGACTTTTCCATTCTCAATAAAAAGGTTCCCGACAAGGCGGATCCGAATTCCAAGCTGAGTGAACGGGAGAGGGAGCGTCGGGGGCTCATCGGAAACGAGAACAATGGGATCGATTTGTTAGAGGCAGAGTTTGACCTGGCTAACGAGGCTTACGATTACGGTCTCGACGGCGATTATTCAGATGGAGGTTACGATGACTAAGAAGAAAGCCAAGAAAGTGCCTACGAAACCCAGTGTTTCAGCGGCTGTCAGCAAGGGAATGAAGTCTTACTGGGCAAGAAAGCGCGTAGCGGAGGTCTTGGCTGTAAAGGAGCCTGTGAAAACAGTTAGTGCGGTCATTGGGTTAGATGCTGAAGGGATCAAACGGATCATCGAGTGCTGTGCGGCAAAAGGTGTTTTGTCTTTTCAGTACGGCGATTTGCAGTTAGTGTTTAACAAATCACTTGACGAACCGAGAACAGAAGTATCGCAGCGGACGGGGCGCGGTGACACCCTCTCCAACCTGGAGGGTGCTTCCCGTGTTGAGGATAGGCAGCATCTCCAGGAAACCAGTGACATGGTGACCGAAGAGTTGGAGCATCTCAAAGTCACTGATCCCGCTGCGTATGAAGAGTTCATACAAAGCGAGGATGCCGATGACGGAGATGGATATCAGTGAGTTGGTACATCTGTACCAAGATGCCGAGACCCATCACACGTCATTGTTCGCTGAGCAACGCTCCAATCTGCTACTCGTCGCCGGTAATCACTACAACCGGAAAGATTCTCGGTTCTGGCGGAAACTACGCCAGGTAGAGAACATCAGTAAGTCGCAGAAGCTTCGTCTTACCAAGAATCACATCCAGAAAATCACCAAGACCTACGTCAACAACATCCTGGCATTCGCGCCAGGTGTTGCCGTTGGGCCGAAGAACGAGTCGGAGCTGAGCGATCAGAAGTCGGCTGAGATTCACGACTCTGTATGGCAGGACATCAAGTATCGGCACAAGTTCAAGAAGCGCCGTCGTCAGTGGGCGCAGGATTACTCCGAGATCGGTGAAGCGATCTGCAAGATTTTCTACGATCCCAACATGGGTGAGCTTCTAGGGTACGAGGCCGTCATTGGTGAAGATGGCTTGCCGCAGATGGAAGAGGACGGTACGCCGTCTCACTCGATCATCTTCACGGGCGATCTCGTTTACGAGCGGATCCATGGTTTTAACCTTCTGACGGATCCTGAAGCTAGGTCGTGGGAAGAGGCCCGTTGGGTCTGTTACCGCAAGATGCTTCCTGTGAAGGATCTTGAGAAGCAGTTTGCCGCTGACGAGGAGAAGCTCACCAAGATCACGGCGAGTGCCGAGGAGACCTACAAGATCTTCGACACGGGGTCGAGTAGCTACGGGGCCAGTAAGGGCCTCGTGATGGTCATGGAGTTCTACTTCAGGCCGTGCGCTGATTACCCCAAAGGTTATTATTGGATCACGACGAAGTCAGGGATTCTTCACGAGGGGGAGTTGCCTCTGGGGTTGTTCCCGATCATCTACGTCGGGTTCGATGAGGCGTCGACGTCGGCACGTAGCTATTCGATCATCAAGCAGTTGCGTCCTTACCAGGCTGAGATCAACCGTTCGGCGTCGAAGATCGCAGAGCATCAGATTTCTTTGGGGGATGACAAAGTCCTTCTGATGAACGGCAGCTCTTTGTCGCCTGGTGGAACGACACACGGTGTCAAGGCGATCCAGGTCACGGGATCAGAGCCTAAGATCATGGCTGGTCGCAGTGGTGAGCAGTATGTCGGGTACATGGCTGGGCAGATCAGCGAGATGTACGCGATCACGAACGTGGCCGAAGACAGTCAAGAGAAGATGGCCAACGGTGTCGATAGCTATGCGATGTTGTTTCGCAGTGCTGCGGAGAAGAAGCAGTTCGTTCTGTACACGGATAAGTTTCAAGAGTTTGAAACAGAGATTTGCGATGCGTCGTTGCGATACGCCAAGGCGTTTTACAAAGACGAGATGATGATTCCTATCATTGGTAGGAAGGAATTCGTCAACATCGCGGAGTTTCGCGATAGCGATGATTTGTCTTACCAGATCAAGATAGAGCCTCAGAGTGAGGATCTGGAGAGCCGGTTCGGTAAGCAGTTAGCTTTGAATCATTTGCTTCAGTTCGCTGGTCCCAATATGGCGCCGAAAGATCTTGGTCGCGTGATTCGGTCGATGGAGTACATCAACAAGGAGCAGCTCTTTGATGACGAGACTCTCGATTACGACAACGCGAGCTCTGACATCCTGGCGCTTGATAGAGGCAAGTGGGTTGAGCCGGATGAGGAAGAGAGCCATGACTACGTGATTAAGCGTTTGATTCACCGGGTCAAGCAGAAGGACTTCGATACTCTGCCTCCTCAAGTGCAGCAAATGTATCAGGCGAAGATTGGGAAGCATCGCGAGATTAAGGCGCAACAAGTCGCTGCCGCTCAAGCCGCCAAAGATGGGTTTCTTCCCAGCGGCGGCTTTCTCGTGAGCTGTGATTTCTACGTGACCGATCCCAATGATCCTCAGAAGTCGAAGCGGCTAAGGCTCCCCGCCGAGTCGCTTCAGTGGCTTCAGCAGAAACTTGAGCAGCAGGGTACGACTCAGCAGGCTCTTGAACAATCTGATCTACAGACCCAAGCCAGGGTCGCAGAAATAGTCAATATGCAGCGTCAACAGCTACCGCCAGGTCCAGGTCAGGATCCGGCGATGGGTGGTGGCAATTTTTAATCGAGCGGAAGTGTAGCGCCAAGCCAGGCGTGAGAAACGCTCAAACGTGAACAGGTCAGTTCACGAATGGAGATCTCTATGTTGATCGAAGGAAAAGGTACTGACGGCGAAATTGGCTACGAGGAATTTGATTCCGCTGAGTTCGAGACTGAAAGTCCCGACAAGGAAGAATCGAAGGAATCCGAAGGTGACGGGAAAGCTGTATCCGAAGACGACGACGGCGGTAAGAAGCTTACGGCTGAAGAAGCGTTCGGTGACAGTGATGACGAGGGTGCGTCGAAAGAAGCCGCTGACGACGCAGCTAAGACCGATGCCGGCACGAAGGAGGGGACTCCTGCGTATGAGCCGAACACGAAGTACAAGGTCTATGACCAGGAAAAAGAATTCCCAGATCAGCTTAAGACGCTCGTAAAAGACAAGGCTACTGAAGACTACTTCCGAGATCTTCTGTCGAAAGCAGATGGTCTGGATGCAATGAAGCCGAAGCATCAGGAAGTCGTCAGTCAGCGCGATCAATTCAAGGGTGAAGTTGATTTCTTTAGGAGCGACATCAATAGAGTTCTCACCCTACGCGAGAAGCAACCGCATTTGTTCGCCGCCGAGGTTGGGATCACGGACGATTGGATCATCAATCGCGCCAAAGAGATCGTGAACGCAAAGGAAACGCCTGAGCAGTGGGATCAGTTCAATCGTACTAGGGCGACCCAGTACGATGCATACAATCAACATCAGCAGGCGGTGCGTGTTCAGGAAGATGCATCGGCTCAGTTTATGAATGCTCATCAGCAGCAGATGACCATGGCCCTGGGACATCCCGATGTGTCTGGCTTCCAGTCACAGTTCGACAAGGTCCATGGTCTCGGTTCGTTCCAGGAAGAAGTTAGGAAGCAGGGTTACTACCACTATGAGCGCACCAAGCAGAGTGGGAAGCCTGAGAATCTAGCTCCAATGGAAGCGGTCAAACAGGTTTACGAGTTTCATAAAAAAACATTCACGCAAGCTCAGCCTCAAGGTGTGGCTGAAGTGTCCGAGAAGGGTGGGCAGTCTGCCGCTAAGCGAGATCCTGTTAAGCCGATTCCCAATATTGGGAAAGGTCGTAACGTTTCGCCAACGGGTAGACGGTTCAAGACCATCAAGGAAATGCGTGAGTACGTGGACAAGAACGTACCTTCGGGCTGATAGCCCAGAAAGCAAATTAGACTATGGCGACGTTAGCCCTATTCGACGACATGCTGAACGAGCATTTGGCATACGACCTCTTGATGGAAGAGTTGACTGAGCGCAACTGGCTTATCAAGAACGTTGAGAAGAACATGAAGTGGAAAGGCGGTTCGCTGCCAGTTCCATTTCGTGGAGCTCGCGGGAGTTCGTTTTCTCAAGGTGGCCTCACAGCCGAAAATGATATTAGCGATTATGAATTTGTGAGAGGAGTCGTAGAGGATTACAAAGAGACTTGGGGGACATTGAAATTCAACTCGAAGGATCTTCATCAGCACGTTCCTGAAGGCGCTCGCAAGAAGGGTCTCGTCAACAAGGATTCCTTTCTTCGCATTCTGCCTGACCAGATCGAAGATTTCGTCGATGGCATGAAGGACATGGTGTCGACCATGCTTCTGAACGGAGCGCACTTTGCGACGTTGACGAGCAATGCGACGGCGAACACCGGCTTGATCGTGGTCGATCGGGTCGAGCGGTTCGAGTTGAAGCAGAAGGTCATCATTGACGATGACAACTCTGCGGCGCTCGAAGGCTATGTGAGTACGGTCAACGTCAACACGAATGAAGTTGTACTTGTGACGACTCGTGGTGGCGCTACGGTGGTCGATTTTTCGGCTAACAACATGACGACGGCGCAGAATGCGCGTGTTTACATTCCTGGCGCAGAGACGGCGGCGAATGCGTTTACGTCGCTTCGCAGTCAGCTTCTTCCTTCGGCGCAGGGTGGTTCTGCGAATTTGTTTGGTAAGTCGAAGTTGGCGTACCCGTACCTCCAGTCGATCGCGATTTCGGGTGCGAGCGTTTCGGCGTCCAATATCCTCGACTCGATCTTCGATGGCTGGACACGGATTCTGAAGCTCGGTAAGGGCCACGCTGATCGCGTCGTCATGTCGCTGAAGCACATTGGCTCGGTGTTCAAGCTTCTTGAAGCCGGTAGCGGTGGGTACCGCCACGTCGAGACGAAGGCGTCCGTGTACGGCTACACCGAAGTCACGATCGGTAGCGTGAAGGGCAACCTCAAGCTCGTCGCAGTCCAGGAGATGGACGATGACTTGATGTATTACCTTGACATGAGCGCGTTCAAGCTTCACTCGAACGGGTTTTTTGAGCGTCACATTGACCCGAACGGAAACGGCTACTACGTCAAGCGTGCGACGACGGGCTTCGTTTACATCGTTGACGTGCGCTTCTACGGCGAGCTGATCCTTCATGCCCCATGTCGGTGTGGAGTCATGTACTCGATTCCAGCGTACTAAGAGTTTCTCAACATTGGGGCTGTGTTCCGGTAACGGGTAAACCGCAGTCCCTTCTTTTAGGAGAAGTGATATGGCGTTGACCGCAGAAGAGTTGTTTTTACTGAATAGCAAGACGGGTTCGGTTGCGCGGAAGGTGCAGCTAGGTACGTTGATTGGTTCGGCTGGTGACAGCGTAGCTGATGACGCTGTGACGACGGCGAAGATTTTGAATGGTAACGTTACGCTCGCTAAGTTGGCGGCGGGTGTGACGCCGAGTCACGTAGTCAAGTTCGCTGGTAATTTCACGACGCTTGGCGGTGATGCGACGGAAGTCATCACGGTCACGGGTCTTGCTGCGACGGATGTGGTTCACGTAACGGTTCAGACCGCTGGCGGGACGCCACGGGCCATTGTCGCAGCGGTGCTTACTACCAATACCATCACGGTTACGTTGAGTGGCGATCCGTCAACGGATCATATTTTGGCCTATTCTGTACTTCGCGCAGTTGCGTAGATCAAATAATTTTGAAGGGAATGTAACTATGGTGCACATTTGTAAAATGTTGTTGGTAGCGGTTATCGTTGCAGCGTTAAGCGCTGGGACTGGGTTTGCCTCGTTCAATCAAGATGACATCGTCAACATGAACAATGCGGAGCCACCTCTAAAGAATAGTCGGGATCACGGTTTTAAGACGGGGTTTGCGAAGTGCGTGTTTGATACGGCAGTCGTTGCTCAGCGAGCGATTGGTGCTTATGGGTGTAACTTGGTGTTGCCGGCGAAAGTTCTCGTGACGGGAGCTTGGTACAAAGTGTTGACGACGTTTACGTCTTCGTCGGATGCCGCAACGATTGCTATCAGCATTGTGGCTGCGAATGATGTCGTTAGTGCGGCGGCGATTTCAACAGGTACGACGTGGGATGCGGGGGCTGCTGTCGAGGGTGTACCGAAGATCGAGACCACCTCGTCGTGGCTCACGACTACGGTTCCTGTCAGCGTGACGTTCACTGTTGCAGTCGAGGCGTTGACGGCTGGTAAGATGGTCGTGTGGGTCGAGTATCTGTATTTCGGCGATTCCTGATCGAAAACTTGGGGGAGGTCTACGGGCCTCCCCTTTGGAGTTTAAGCTATGGCCGATACGAATCTGCTTAAGACGGGCAAGCATGGGCTTATCAAGTCGTACATTACCTACGATGCGTCTAGTCGTATGGAGTACGTGTACGAGGCCGCTGCTGATGCGATCGATGGCCAGACGTGTTTGCGTACTCAGTACGTGTACTCGGGTGTCAGTACGCGGGTTACTAAGATGAAAGAGACGGCGTCGACCTGGGTCTCTGCGACCATGGATGTGTAAGGGGGTTCGATGAGCGTCTTTGAGCACAACCATCGTGCGCGGATATTCAATCCGGCGCAGCATCCCTATAAGCACACGCTTGACGACTTCACGTACACAAGTGATGCGTTGCCTGGTGTGACGACGCTTCAAGGTGCGCTCGATTGGTTGTTCACGGCTTTGTACCCACGTACTCAGGATCCAGTCGCTAATCAGGCGGCGTTACCGGGTGCAGGTAATACGATTGGTGACCATCGGGTCGTGACCGATGATGGCGATGGGAAGGCAGCAGGATACCAGTGGCAGCAGCGTGAGGGTGACGTAGCGGCGAAGTGGTATAAGATCTCTGACATGGATTGGGGTGTCCCAGACATCCTGTCGCAGTTCTTACTTAAGACGCAGGACGTTTATGCATACCGATACGGTTACGACGACGTCAGCGACGTTGGGGTTGCGCTTACTGGTAATTTGGCTGGCCAGCATTTTTACGGTGGGGCTACTGCTAACAGTCATCTCACGTTGTATGCCAACAGTGGGGATGGTGTCGGAGCCGGTACCGGGTTCGTCCAGTTCGGGGATCATGTCAGGCCACTGATTGACTCGGCAGTGAATCTGGGGACTACGGCGAACAGGTTTCTGAAGGGTTGGTTCGATGAGCTCCAGGTAGGCACCCTTATATGTGGGCCGGGGTCAATCACGGATAGCTCTGGGGCGATTAGCTTCGGCGATGAGAACCTGTCGACGACGGGTACCCTGGCTGCTGGTCAGATAACGGGGACGGCGTTTCTTGCCACGGGTGCCTCTACGCTTACGCTTGACGCGGGGTCCATTACGGATTCCAGTGGCGCGATAAGCTTCGCAGACGAGAACCTAACGACGACTGGCACTGTGACGGTCGGAAGCCTACTTCTGAACGACGCGAGCATCACTGATAGCTCTGGGGCCATATCGTTCGACAACGAGAACCTGAGCACCACTGGGACGCTTCAGGCGGGGGTCATCACTGGTACCCAGCTTAACGTCGACAACCTCCGGGTGGATGGCAACACGTTGTCGTCGACCTCGGGGGCCTTGAATCTGTTGGCGACCACAGTGGTCGATGTCCAGTCAGCCATGACGACGCTGGCGCAGACTGTCACCGGGGTTCTTGGCGTAACGGGGCAGGTCAACGTTGATAACTTGCGTCTGGATGGCAACACTCTTTTTTCTACGAATGCGGACGGGAATATCATCGTGGACCCGGCTGGTACGGGTCTCGTTGAGTTTGGTTCTGGGGTCTTTCCGACCACCAACCTGTCCTGGGATAACGGCAAGACCGGGAACG